CGGCAACGCCGCCAACAGAAATGGGGCGAAGCGATCCGCCAACACGCCCGCAACCTCCAAGCACAACTGCCCCCCGAACCCGCCCACATCACCGCCGCCCGCCGCCAAGCCCTCCTCGACAACACCCGCTAAGGAGCCCTGCCATGGAAGACGACATCAAGCGCGACCGATGGGGTCGCCCCCTCATTGACCCCGTTGACGGCGGCAAAGCCGTCGCTTACACCCGCGTCAGCACCCTCGCCAAGACGCTAGACAACAAAGAGCAGCTCATGCGCTGGAAGTGCCGACAGACAGCGCTAGGGCTGGGCAAGCGCAACGACCTTGTGGCCATGGCCGGCGCCGTCGGTGACGACAAAGGCAAACTCGACGAGATCGTCGCCGAAGCCATGAGCGCAGCCGCCAGCAACGCCGCCGCCAACCTCGGCACCACACTCCACGCCCTCACCGAACACGTCGACGCAGGCACCAAACCCGACTATCTGCCCGGTGAACTCATTGGCGACCTCACCGCCTACGAGGAAGCCATGCGCGGCATCCCCATCCTCGGCTCGGAGAAGTTCATCGTCAACGACGACGTCCAGGCCGCCGGCACCTTCGACCGCCTCCTACTTCTCCCCGGTGTGGGCATGGTCGTCGCCGACATCAAGACCGGCCAGCATGAACCCAACTACCCGCACGCCGCCTGCATCCAGGTCGCCACCTACGCCCGCGGCCACCTGTACGAGCACGGCAAAGGCCGCATCAAGTACCTGCCCGACCTTGGCGTCTCCACCGACGTCGGGCTCATGATCTGGCTCCCAGCAGGCAAGGCCCGCTGCGAGCTGTACCTGCTCGACCTCAACCTCGGTTGGGAACTCGCGCAGACCGCGGCCAGGGTCCGCGACGTCTACAAGTCAAAGCCCCTGACGCTCCACACCGGCGACCATCTGGCCGTCGGCTAACCAACCCAACCCAACAAGGAGTCAGCATGTCCATCTGGGACGACCCTGAGCTGCACGTCTCCGACGACTACGTCAAGTTTGAGACGCCCGGCGACACCATCACCGGAACCATCACCGCCCTACGCATCCACCGCTTCGACGACAAGCCCGTTCCCCAGATCGTGATCCGCACACCCGAAGGCTACGAGCGCACCGTCACCGGCGGCCAGGCCCGCCTCAAGGCCCTACTCACTGAGAAGCGACCCGACGTCGGCGACACCATCACCATCACCATGACCAACGTTGAGAAGCGCGCCGGCGGCAAGACCCTCAAGCACTTCGAGGTCGACATCGCCAAGGGCGGCGCAACTGTCGCTCCTGTCGCCGCACCCGCAACGACACCCGACCCGGCCGCGACCCTCGCGGCATCCGGCCTTACCCCTGAGCAGATTGAGGCCGCCAAGCAACTGTTCGCCTAACCCCCGAACCCCCCACCCTCGTCGGCCTGCGCCTGGCGAGCTGCCCGTTCGAGCCGGGCGTGGGGACGCAGCACCCCAACCCAACCCGCCTCCGCCTCCGAACCCGCACCTAAGCCATGAACCCCTCTAAACCTGGGAAGGACTCGCCTTGCGCGGCATACCCACGATGCACAACGGCATCAAATACCGATCACTGCTTGAGGCCAAGTGGGCCTCGTTCTTTACCCGCATTGGGTGGCAATTTGAGTACGAGCCGTTTGAGGGTAACGGCTACATTCCAGATTTTGTCATCTACGGCGAAACCCCGTTTGCGATTGAAGTCAAGCCAGCCGTCAGCTGGAAAGAATTGCAGTCACATCAAGAAAAGACTAGGGCTGGACTACAAGACATTTGGGATCACGACATCCTCATCGTGGGCGCCAGCCCTGTCGAATTCCGTTCCTTGGCTGGCGAATCGGCCATTGGTCTATTGGGAGAGACAAACGACTTTGCTGCTGGCCTTTGGAGTTCGTGCCCCCAATGCGGAAGATGGGCAATTACACACGATTATCAGTCTTATCACCGTCGCCCATGCAGCCATTACGACGGATCGCAGTGGACTATCTCAGAGTCAGAGCGCGAGATCCTGGCCCGGCATTGGAAGCGAGCCTGCAATGAAGTCCAATGGCGTGGCGAGGCAACGCAGGCACGACCAACTGCACGATCGCAGCGGGAGGCCCTCCAGGCCGCTGGATTGACGTCTGAGCAGCTCCAGGCAGCAAAGCAGTTGTTTACATGATGACAACTACCAGCCCCTACGCAGACGCCTTCGACGCCTACTGGCGAGCCGGATGGCGCGGCATCCTCCCACTCCCCCACGGCCAAAAAACCCCACCACCTGAGGGCTACACCGGCTACGGCGGCCTAGAACCGTCCTACCCCGACTGCGCCGCCTGGGCCGAAGACGGCATCCACAACATCGCCCTACGCCTACCCCCCGACGTCATCGGCCTCGACGTCGACGCCTACGACGACAAACCCGGCGGCGAAACCCTCCACCGCCTCATCGGCGTCCATGGCCCGCTACCCCCCACCTACCTATCCACCAGCCGCGGCGACGGCATGAGCGGCATCCGCCTCTACCGCGTACCCGCCGGCTCCTCATTCCCCACCAAACTCCCCGGCATCGAACTCATCCAGAACTACCACCGCTACGCCGTCGTCTGGCCCAGCCGCCACCCCAACGGACAGCTCTACCAATGGATCGACGAAACCACCGGACAACCCAGCATCACCCCACCCAGCCTCAGCGCCATCCCCGAACTCCCCAACGCCTGGGTCAACGGCCTCGTCATCGAAGGCAAGCAGCAAGCCGAGAAAGCCAACCTCGACGTCAGCCAGGCCGCCCAGATCGTCGGCCTCATGCGCGAGGGTGAACCCTGCCGACACATCCTCTCCGCAGCCGGTAAAGCAGTCGCCGGCGGCGACCGACACGACTCCTACAACGAAGCCCTACTCGCCGTACTCGGCTACGGCCGGCGCGGCTGCCCCGGCGCCGCCCTCGTCATCCAACGCCTCAAAGCCGCCTTCATCGCCGAAATCGCCAACCGAGCCACACCCGCCGAAGCCAAAGCCGAATTCCACCGAGGCCTCATCGGCGCCATCGCCATCGTCGCCAACGAACTCCCCGGCAACACCTGCCCCGACGAAGTCGAGGACTACATCCGCAGCCTCGACCCCAACCAGCCCACCACCGACGACACGCCCGCCAACGCCGACCAGGCCCCCACCGACCCCGACAACACAACCGACGACGACAACCCCCTCGACCGCGCCGTATCCCGCCGCTACGCCGAACTCATCATCAACGAACGCGCCAAAGAAAAACTTGCCACACTCAAAGCCTCAGGAGTTACCCCGCTCCACGCCGACACCCTGGCCCAATTCCTCAACCAGCCCGACGAAGAAGAGAGCTACCGCATCAACCAACTCTGGCCCGCTGAAGGCCGCGTCCTACTCGCAGCAGCCGCCAAAACCGGCAAAACCACCCTCGTCGCAGCCAACCTCATCCCAGCCCTAGTCGACGGCACCCCATTCCTCAACAGCTTCACCCCAACCCCCACTACACGCCGAGTCGCCCTGCTCAACATGGAAGTCGGCCCCCGAACCCTCCGCCGATGGATGCGCGAAGCCGACATCTACAACACCGACAGCGTCCTCGTAGTCAACCTCCGCGGCAAAGCCGGCAGCCTCCAACTCAACTCCGACGCAGGTCGCAAAAAGACCGCCCAATTCCTCGCCGACCACGACACCGACATCGTCATCCTCGACCCCCTAGCCCCACTCCTCGCCAGCCTCGGCCTAGACGAAAACTCCAACGCCGACGTCGCCCAATTCTTCGCCTGGTGGTCCGAAACCCTGTCGCTGGCCGGTGTCACCGACGACCTCGTCGTCCACCACACCGGCCACGCAGGCGACCGCAGCCGAGGCGCAAGCCGCCTCCTTGACGAACCCGACGCCATCTGGACCCTCACCAAAGGCCAAGAAGTTGAGCCGACTGACCAAGACCCGTTCCCCATGGCCCCTCGATTCCTCGGCGCCTACGGTCGCGACGTCGACCTACCCGCGCGACGCCTGCAATTCGACCCAACCACACGCAACCTCAACCTCACCGACGAGCTCCAAGGAGCCGGAGGAAACGTGTCGCGCAATCTAGACACCTACCAAAACAAAATCGTTGAAGTTCTGTCCAGGGGCACTGGCGGAATGACGGCAAGCCAAATTGCCAAGCAGGTTCACGCAGGCCAGAAAACCATCGAGCCGCTACTCAAGATTCTTGAGCAACAACGGCGCATCCAGGCAATCGGGACGGTCAAGCCAAACAAAAACACGGTCCTGGTTTATGCGGTCAACACCGTCAGCGAAACAGCCTAGAGACGGCTAGAGACGCCTAGCGACGACAGTTTCGTCTCTAGATCCAGCCACTAGCGACTAGAGACCCCCCTATAGGGGGTCACTAGGAAGCCCCCTAGTCAGCAGCAACAAAGCCCGCACCAACAGAAAGGCTAGGAATGAGGCGCGTCTCTAGCAGGCACACCTGCCGCACCTGCGGCGCGCACATCCGCAGCGGCCCCGACGCCAACGCCGCCGCCATCGAAGTCAGCGTTGACGACGAAGTAGTTGACCATCGCGGCGAACTACTCGCAGCCCTATCCGGCCGCAAGACCTACAGCCTCGAGGCCGGCGACCTCTATCGACGCTACGACTACCACCTGCGCAAACCCGCTGCCCAAGCCGTCATTCAACACAAATGCTGGGAGCCATGCCCAGTGGACTGGCTCGCCCCACCACCTCAACGCAAGCGCCAGCAGCCAACAACTAAGCCGCCATTCTAAGAAAGGCAATTCAGCATGGACCTGAACGCCCGCTTCAGAAAGACCAAATGCTTCTGGTGCCAAAGCCCTAGCGACAACTCAGTTACCCCTTGCTGCGTCGGAGCCATGATGTGGCAGGCCGCGGTAGTTGAGGACGCCCGACGCTGGCTCGCCCAAAACAACCCCGACATCATCCACTTCGGATTTGGAGACGACGGCCTTGAGTAACTGCCAACTTCCCCACCGCGACCCCAAAAGCGCCGCCGACGGCACCCTCGTCTGCCCCGGCCACACCCGCTGGCTCAGAGAATCCATCGACGATGTCGTCATCACCTACGCCCTCCTCCCCGACTTCTACGAACCAGGCACCGCCATCGACGACGGCCACCAAGTCAAAGGCAAAAGGGTCGACCCACCCGCCCCCGTCCGACTCGACGTCGTCGCCCTCCTCGACCGGCGAACCGTTCAGCGATACCCCGGCGACATCGTCCCCGTCCTCGCCATGCTCGAAGCCTGGGCAGAACTGGTCCGTGACGAACGCCAGATCAAGCCATGCCGCCACACCACCGTCACCAGCGAAGCCGGCCTGCTTCTGGCCCACCTTGAATGGATCATCACCCAGCCCTTCGTCAGCGACCTGGCCCAAGAGATCCGCGAAGTCAAGTCCGCACTCCACTCAGCCATCGGCGACCACGCACCCCGACCCGTCGGCACCTGCCCCGTCATCCACCCCGAGATCGGAGAATGCCGCGGCAAGCTCTACCAAGACCGATACGGCGGAATGTCAGTCACCTGCCGCAAATGCGGCGAGACTTGGGGCGAGACCGAGTTGCGTCGCCTCGGTCTAATGACGCAGGCCATTTGACAATGGCGTTCGCATCGTTCATTCTGGTGGTGGCGAAGTATGCCATCACCCGGTTAGCCGATCACGGCTGCCGGGTTCTGTCATTCATGGGAGAGGACATGGCGCAGCAGACCAAGCCCCGCGCCAAGCCCGACCCGGCCCAGCCCCTCATCGACGTTGCCGACATTGACGAGGCGCTGACGCACACCAGCCGCGTCGCCAACCGTGACGACAACTGGCACCGATGGGCCGACGCCCTTCTCGACCAGCGCAACCGCATCGCCCGCTCCGGCCCACGCCGCGAGACCAGAGTGATTCAGCCCAACGAATACCCCGAACGCTAGTGATCCGCCGACCCTGCCTGGACTGTGGATCGTTGACCAGCAACGCCACACGCTGCGAACCCTGCCGCCTCACCAAGCAACGGGCCAGGGAACGGGGGCCACGCCCCCACTACGCAGGCGACTACCCCAAACGGGCAAGACAAGTCAGGCAAGCGCCAGGCCCATGCTGGATCTGCGGGAGCGACACCCTCAAGCCTGGCGATATGTGGACGGCTGACCATCTGCTTCCAGGTGACCCGGCTAGCCCGCTCGCTAAGGCTCACCGCTCATGTAACTCCTCAAGGGGGGCCCGCCCCCTCCCCCTGGGATAGACCGGGACCGGGTCTAAATCTGCCCGGATGCGCAAGTTGTTTACCCGCCCCGTATGCATACAAATAACGCCGCAAAATTCGGCTTTGGATTTGGAGGTTGTGCGGTGGCTACCCGCGGTCGACCTCCGAAGCCCGTCGAGCAGCATCGGCGCACGGGCACGTTTGACGCCTCGCGCCACAACCGTGGCGCCTTGGTTGCGGTTGAGCCCGTGTCCTTGGAGCCGTTCCAGCGCCAGGCCGCCGACCTGTTCGCCGACATCATGCAGGCGGGCTCGGCTTGGTTTGCCCGCACTGACTCGGTGCAGCTGGCGATGCTGCGCGAGTCGCTCGAGGAGCGTGAGCGTCTGCTGCCGGTGGCCGAGTCGTCGACCGAGGCCCGCAAGCAGCTGCGCGAACTCAACCGTGAGATCGCTGACTGGCTGACTCAACTGGGTTTCAACCCGACCGCTCGGGCCCGCCTCGGGTTGGCCGAGGTGAAGGCCGCTTCGACGCTGGAGAAGTTGCAGGCCAAGCGGTCCAAGTAAGGGAGCCACCTGCGCATGGCACCTCGAAAGATCAAGGGCTGGCCGCCGGCCATCCTGACTCCTGTCCCCGCTGCGGATATCAAGCGCGGCGACGGCCCCCTAGTCACCGAATTCATTGAAGCCTTGTGCCCCCAGGTCAAGGACTCGGTCGGCGGCCGGGCTGGTGAGCCTTTGCTGCTGCGACCTTGGCAGCGCAAGCTCATGGATCACCTTTGGGCACGTCGAGCCGATCACCGCTTGAGGGCCAAAGTTGCCCTCGTCGGCTTGAGTAGGAAGAACGGAAAATCGGCGCTCGGCTCCGGCATCGCCCTCTATGGCCTGTTTATGGGTCCGCGAGGCGGCGAGGTTTACTCGTGCGCGGCTGACCGCGACCAGGCGCGCATCGTGTTCGGCGCTGCCAAGCAGATGGTGGAGATGTCGCCGGACTTGGCCGAGCAGGCGAAGTTGTATCGGGACGCCATTGAGATCCCGGCGACGGGCTCGGTGTACCGGGTGCTTTCCTCCGAGGCGTTTACCAAGGAAGGCCTGTCGCCGACGCTGGTCGTCTATGACGAGCTGCACGCCGCGCCCAACCGTGAACTCTGGGACGTAATGACGCTGGCCCAGGCCGCGCGCTATGACGCCTTGACGCTGGCTATCACGACGGCGGGTGTGCGCACGGACTCCACCGGACAGGACTCAGTGTGTTACGGCCTGTACCAGTACGCGCAGCGGGTCGCGGCCGGCGAGGTCGAGGACCCGTCGTTCTTCGGCGCTTGGTGGCAGGCCGACCCTGACTGCAACCACCGCGACCCGAAGAATTGGCAGATCGCCAACCCTGGCTACGGCGACATCCAAGACCCAGAGGATTTTGAGTCCTCGGTAAAGCGGACCCCGGAGGCGGAGTTCCGCACCAAGCGCACCAACGTGTTCGTGTCCTCTCAGCAGGCTTGGTTGCCGCACGGCTCTTGGGATGAGTTGCCGACGATGTCGCCGGTGGATGACGGCACCCCGGTCGTGCTCGGCTTTGACGGTTCGTTTTCTGGGGATACGACGGCGATTGTCGGCGTGACGATTGAGGAGACCCCGCGCGTCTGGCTGGTCGATATGTGGGAGAAGCAGCCTACCGACCGTGATGACTGGCGGGTGGACATTGGCGGCGTTGAGGCTCGGATCTTGGAGACGTGCGGCCGGCTCAATGTGGTTGAGGTTGCGTGTGACCCTTACCGCTGGCAGCGGTCGATGGAGGCGCTGGCCGAGGCAGGGGTTCCGATTACTGAGTACCCAAGCTCGAGCCCAGCTCGCATGGT